GCATCCCCCGCTGTTTGTCCTGCTGTTTGTTTTGAAACAATGGGTGTTTCCGAGCTAACTTTTCGACTTGTAAATCGTCCAGTAATTGGATCTCTTCCAGGCCAGTTAGCACCTTCGGAAGGTGTAGATGGTAAAGTTTTACTTAACTCGCCTATAGGTTCTACTTTAGGTAAAACAGGTTCTGACCTGGCAGTTAAAGCCGGTTCGTTTCCTACCGCACTTTCAAATATAGAAGATTTTTGTTGTTTACCTTTCCTTAGTTTACTTAAGGCGTATTTTCCAATATCATAAACTGGTTTTGCAGCTACAGCTAACGGTCCAGTGGTCATATACAAAGCCGCCCAGACTGCTTTCTCAGTTGTAGATAAAGTAGTAACTGGTCTGGAACCACCTACACGTTTCTTCGCAATGTCCTGTTCCTTAAGAAGATTGTCTATATTTGTTGTAGCTTTTTTACTTAGTTCTTCTAATCGATTGTTTAACTCAGCATCCTTAACGGATTGTTCCTTAAAAAATCTTAATTCTTTCTCAATCTCACCAATTTGAATCTCAATATCTGATAAACTAGAACGGTCTATTGTACCTGAATACACTACATCTTCTATTTGTTTAATCAACCGTTCTACTTTAACCCGTTCTTTTTTAGTCTCGTAACTAATAGTAGAACCTGGTCGTAGAGAGTAAGACTTCTCTAAATCAAGATAGAAAGGCAGGACACCTTTCACAAGCTTATCCTTGTAGTTACTTAAAAACTTACTGATATCCTTTGATATATTGTTACCTAAAATTGACATTTATTTCTTAAGTGAGTCTCGCTCATCCCTATAGTGAGTCTCGCTCATCCCTGTGTTGCTGAACTAATCTACTGTAAAGCCATTCATTATCTCGTATATCGTTATGATCAAAATCACTTATCGACAAGTGGAGGTAATACGCTAGAGCGAATTGCATCTCCAACACGTCGCTTAAGGACCTCCCCATAGCTGAGAAGCATTTCAAATTGAAAGGGTACTGGCATAATACCAGTACCTCCACACTTTGGGCAAGTGTAGCCTGTTTCCATTTTTACTCCATGTTCGAAAGCATCCTGGAAGCCTCTAATATATTCAAGATCTTGCGTATCTAGTTTACCCGCATAGTCTAACTTATCAGCTAAAGAGCGATTATCCGCAATACTACAAGCGGGTCTGTATAGCCAAACATTTTGGCCTAATTTTTCCGCTTCGTTAGTATCGATCAAATCTTTTACCCGAAGTAGTCGTAACTTAATCTTGTTGCCTGATTTTGGTAAGGTTACTTCTGCTGGTTCTTTATAACCCTTAGGTAATTCAACTACTTCCAACTTCGATAAATCTACGTTATATTCAGACTTCTGCCAACAATGACCACACTCGTATTCAACTGGAAAATCTTTTGAATAAGAGTTAATTGTCTCCCAAAGAACTAAGTAAAAACGGTCACCTAAGGTTAACTGTAGAGGGTCAACTCCCTTTAAGACTCTACTTAAGACTATGTTGTATTTCTTATCAAAGTTTTCAGAACTTATTTCGGCGATAATTTTCTCATCTTCGCCCTTTAAAGTTCTGATCTGAACTTGGGAAGGATCTACACCCGGGTAGACTTGACACTTTGATGGAAGTTTGAAACTGGAATTTGAACTGGAAAAGTAGTTATATTCTGACATCTGTTCTCTCCTCTTTTCTTTTTGTTAGGAAAGCTACTGCTTAATTAAACCAACTAGCGTGTTTCCCCTGCTTAGGATTTTACCGAAGTAATCGGTTGTTGTATTCTTTGATACAATATACCTCCCCAATACTGTTTGTTGATAATTTCTAAGCTCTTGATCGCCATTTTCTTTATAGTCAATATAGGCAATAATCTTACCAAAAAAGTCACGTATTGTCTCTCTACGATTTGGACTTTCGTTTACCGATTTCTTTATATACTCCGAAAAGTTTTCTAGGCTACTCATTAATATATATAATATTTACTGTACCTTTTTTATAATATTTGATACTCAATTTTGTCACAGGTAAACACTACTGTAACTTTGGTAACATCACTTTTGTCATAGTCCAACTGATACTTTGGAAACATAGACGGAAAACACCCAATTAGCTTGTATCGTCCAAATGCTATACCACTCGAATCAATAAACCTTACGTAAATTGTTTTCTGATACTTACTTTTGGGTTGAAACAATCCTTGTTGGTCTACTATCAAATTCTTCCAAGCATTAAAGTAGCCCGATACAGCATCTGGTTGTGTCTTAAGAAAAGTCATTTGGACTTTATCCACAGTAAGCAAACCAGCAAACGATGCTTGAAAAGGGCCAACTCGCATAACAGACGGATTTTCAATACTGTAGTCACCAAACTGCACAGATTGGACTAGTTGGCCAATAGTTAAGCCAACTAAGCCCATCGTGTTAATGCCAAAGAAGTTGCCGATATCCGGCAAAAGAACATCCCAAAGATAGTTCCTCTGAAGACGTATCTTACTTAGAACAAAATCTGTTGGTTGGGTAATGAATTGCCCAATAGTACCTAAGTTAACAGCCATTAAATGTACCCTCTATCAAGTTGCATCTTCCCAAGAATCATATTCAAAAGTTACTGAATACTTTATTGTCTCGTTGCTTGAATAAGCTAATGCTACATCACCCACGTTTTGAATCCAGGCACCTTTCATTTTAATCTTCATAAAGGTTTCACCTGCTGTAGTGAGTAACGTAATATACACATCTGTCTTATATAGAGAGTCACCAACACCAACACCAAAAGCATCATTAACAATATCCTGTTGCCACGAATGAATTGCATCAAATACTTTCTTGTCTTCACCTTCAACAAATGTGCAAGTCCAAGTGTGTGGATAAACTAACTTTCCTGCAACCATGATACCCGCCGTTTGTTTATAGGGTATAGCAATTGCATCATTCGACCTACCTGGAATACTCGAAGATTGCGCCCTAATTTGATATGTTGACGTTTCCCCGTCACCAATCGGAACTGGAATCAACACATCCCATAAGTAGTCTCTCGCGGGATTGCTTAAGTTTCCTTTCAATGAATCAATACTCATTTCAGCCATCTATGTCCTCCTGTTAAAGTTTAAACTGTTCTTATTAAAGTTTTCCCTGTGAAATAAGTTCACTAAACGAAGTTCCGGAACTAGTTACAATTACATTCAACGAAATAAATTCTGCTGCTCGACTAGGCTTAACATAAACATCTACAACCAAAGTGTTTTGATCAATAATTGTTGGAGTGTTATTTGTAGTATCACAAACTACTTGATAACCTTTGTCACCAAGCTCTGTTTGAAATGCACCTTTACCTGAAAGCTCGTCAAGATACTGTTCAAGCATAGCTGTAATTCTAAACCTAGTAAGTTCGTTGTTTGGTTCAAATACAAAGCTTCTTAAGGATACAGACATTGTCTTCTCAATAATAATCAGTAATCTTCGAACATTAACCCTGTCTAAAGCTGAAGATCTCGTTGTCTCTGTCTTTTGACCCCAAATAACATTACCAGAACCACTAAATACCTGTAATGGATTAATCTGAGCCGCGTATAACGTATCTCTGTCACCTTGGGTAAATACCATTTTGCTACCATTTTGGTCACATACGCTTAAACAATTTAAGACACCTCTGTTTAGACCCGCAGGTGCGTACCAAATATCTGCTATGTAATCATTATAAGCAAACTGTGAAGCTACATAACCTGAACCGGGTAGAAATACTAAACTATCATTATATGAATCATAATCCTTTACCAATGGAGCATATAAAGCAACATAAGTTGAATTTAGATTTTGTGTGCTAGTTCTCCAAGTTACCATTGACGATACTGAAGTCGTTGAAGATGAGTCCATATCAAGAATAGCCATACAATCCTTACGTGCTTCGGCAATTGTCTTCAATTTAGTTTGAATAACGGGATCAGTTTGACCAGCATTAATTAGTACTCGGATATCCACTTCGTCAGGATTAGCAAACATATCCCATCCTGCAGTGTAAGTACCTGTTGTAATACTACCATAGGCAACACCATCAGAACCCTCTGCCAAAGCCAGTTCAGTAGCTTGAGCCTTTGGACCAACCGTATCAGCCAACGTAGTGCTGTCTGCAACTCTAATGTATGCACTAAATCCGTTTATCATATCTTCCAAATACTGTTGTCTACCATTACCATCAAGCTGATGTTTTCTTGAAACTGTCCACTTTTCAAGTTGTGTATAACTACTAGTACCGGTATAGGTATTTGTAACAAGCTGATAAACAAGAATGTCGAATTCGTAGTTTGCTAATTGTGCAGCTGTTTGAGCAATTTCTACAGCCAAGGAATTATTCCAGGTACCTGGATTTGCTCCGTAAACTTGAAATAGGTCATCTTGACCTGAAGTAAATACAAAGTCGGGTGTAGCAACTCCAACTGATATTGCAGCGTTTGCTTGCGAACTTGCTAAAGTCTTTATATTTACACCACCATATAAAGCACCACTTTGAACTCTGTAGCAGTATAATTGATTCCCATTCTGTAGGTAAGCTAAAGCTGAATAATGACCCGGATTACCCAAAACAGGTTCACCATACTCTGCAATAAACTGTTGAACACTACTAACCATTACAACCTGTGTGCTGTTTCCTTTTGTTGAATAGAATGCAAGACCTGCACTAGTTGTTGCAATACTTGGAACCAAGTTTGAAAGATCGGTCTCCACAGTATATACACCTGGACTAACATAAAAATTACTCATATTTGTTCCTCCTTATTTGTTAAAATAAAATCTGGTAAACTTGTTAACATGTTAACATATGTTAAGAATCTGCCGTTATCACATATTCTGTAAGGAAAGTATCCCGATAATCCGGTGACGTGCCTTCCCTTAAGTATAAATCTAATATAATCGTCAAAATTGTTGGAGTGTCTACCGTAGTCATAACCCAACCTTCAAGACTAACAGGAAGTTGAGTTACATAATACAATCCCTTATCGTAAATATTATACTCACTTTCATCCACAATAGCACCAAACTTCATATACATATCCATCTCATACAAACCATTATACATAACTATAAGATTTGGAAAATCTTGAAACCATTTGATATACGATTCCACAGCCTCAGTAGTAGAATCTAAATCTTTACTCCAAAATCTTAGTTCATAATCCAAAGTAACTGGAACTGCTTTGACAGTCACGATTGAAGTCTTTTGGCTGTCGGAATACTTCATACTGATGCCATCTCTTGCAACTGACGTCCTTTGCCTCGACCAATCGGGAGTTATTCTTGTTCTCCATAAACTAAGAAATTCCACAGAACTTTCACCACGTTTCTCAGCAATCTTTCTTTGAGTTACCCTATATGGCTGGAAGACTAAATCCTTATTTTGGTTTGTTAAGTCAAAAAAAGTACCAAACCTCTGAAAGGCTGCTGACTTCATTGCATTATCTACAACATGTATAAATGAAATATCATTACCCACGTTTGTTCCTCTTCCTATACTCCACTAACTCTTCTATAAAGTATCGCCAAATCGAACGTTCCATTAGTTTACCTGGTTTTGTTATATTTCTTTTCATCCAATCTTCCGCAAAATGTTCGGGCTCAACACCTTTAATTACCGAAGAAGCGGTAATGTAGTCACTAAATAACTTATTAGCCATCATCATGCAAGCTGCTTCAGTAGCCTTGAATTTGCTAATCTTTTTTGGAACTTTAGGTGTCTTTGACATGTTTACCGTCCAATCTTAGTCGTATAGTTTAGTCATTCCCTCGTTTATTGGGGTAACTTCCCCTAAGTCCTGTTCCGTTTTTACCATACCCTGTAGAGCAGGCAGATTGAATACGTCTTGATTCTTCATTTCATCACCTTTACCTAAGTAAACTGTTGTAAAAGGTGAGATCTGAACTGGAACACTTACTTCACTAACATTCTTCAAGCTTCTTACGTGAACTTTCACTGCAACCTCCTGCTAAACGTTTCTTTTCTTTGACCTAAATGGTGCTAACTTCGCATATCTGTATATTTCATGAGCATAAGTATTCGACATTCCTATGTCAACAATTTCAAACTCATCAGCCTCTATTTTGTTAGGGATGTATTGTACCGGAACTTTAATGTATGACTGTATCACAATTTCGGGTGTATTTTTAAACCGAGCAAGTATTGGTATTTCGCCTTCAACAAACATACCCAACTTGCGCAGCTTAAAGACATTTTTCTCAAACCAAGTAATAAATACTACTTGATTTGGATACTGTGTATACGTAATCTCTGATGGTGAAGTGTATGCATCATTTGATTCTAACGACGTAAGATTATTAGGAATGTATAAATCACAAGATACTCCAATCATGTTTATAATCAAGTCATTAAAAGAACGATAAATGTTAATTACACTTGTGGGTAGTAGCTTGCTCATTTATTCCGTATCTTCCATAAGTAAAGTATTTTGAAACTTAGTAGCTTGTCTCTCTGCTACGGTTGTTGTTTTTAGTATAACACTAACCAATACTGTTGTGATAACAGTTATAATTGCCACAGCACCAACAAAGTATTTAACCATTTTTGCATCCGAACATGCCGAAGCAGTATCCCGTTTAATTGCGTTTAAAGAAGTTTTTTCGTCCCCACCACCGATAATTGAACTAACAATATCAGACTTTAGACCATTATTTAACTTCTTTAAAATTTCATCTATCTTACTACCGTTTACCTCAACCAGATCAAATACTTGATTAAGAGCAATAGCCTGCTCCTTGTTTGCTTCAGTAAAAGCTAATAGTTCCTCCCGTGAAATTTCTTCGCCAGCCACAGTTGTCTCCTTCTCTTAACTTAGTTGTAATAGTTTTGTTATACACAACTGCACTTAGTCATATCCATACTTGATTTGTAAAGTTCCTCTGATGGAACACAAATAGCTAAAATTGCTGAATCGTCTTCAAGTGCTGTTACTATGTGCTTTGTATCTTCGGGTATCGATGCACAATCCTTAACGTTTAAAATCCTGTAGCCATGTTCAAAACTAACACTAACGCTTCCCTTTATACAAATAAGGTACTCAATGATACCATCATGGCAATGTCTTGGAGTTTTACTACCCATCTTCGGATACTTTGCTATAGTTACTGTAGCACCGTTAGCGTAGATTGTCTCAAAAATAACACCTTTATCTAACTCAATAATACCATTACCACTTATTTCAACCTTACTCGCTGCTTGCAATTGTTTTAATAAACTAGCCTTTTCAATAGTCTTTTTGTTTATTGCCCTAATCTTTTGAATCTCTTCTAATACTTTTGACATTTAGAACCTCACTGAATTAATTTGACTCGGAGACAAGTTAATTCTTGTCTCAATCTTTGCAAGGGGTATTAAAACCTCTGCCATATTAAGATCCTTAAGTTTTGTATCCGGACTTACTCCTAAATAATTTGCAATATACTTAGCTTGATAATCCCCCGGTTTTGTTTTAAATACCCGCATATATTGCCTTAGAGTTTCATTAGGATTTCTTCTTTGGTGAACCAGTAAATTTTTCAAACTTGCCCTAATTCCAGCCTCTAACGTTTTAAAAACTGCGTGACCATGTTTGTCTTTGCTAATCATACCAACCCAATCAAAGTTAGCCTTCAAATTAATTGGATTGTTATTTTCTTGCCCCAAAGTTCTCTGTGTAATGGCTTGTTTAACAGGTGGCTGTGCTTGGACATTTGGAACACCAGTCAGAAGACTTCCAGCAATAGCCGCTC